AAACACTTCAAAAAATAAAAGATGGTAAAATGAATCAATCTATGTTCGTTGTTTCAAAATCATTAAGAGGATTCTATAAAAATCCAGAAGGTATTGCTCATAAAGTACTTGCTGATAGAATGGCTGAACGTAATCCAGGTAATAAACCTAAACCAAATGATAGAATACCTTATGCATATTTTAAATTACCTGATGAACAATTATATGATTATGATAATCGTTATAAATCTGGAAAAAGGAAAGGACAACCACGAGAAAAAAAAATATTACAAGGTGATCGTATAGAACATCCTGAATATATTACTCAGAAAAAACTTAAAATTGATTATTCATTCTATATATCCAATCAAATAATGAATCCAGTAAAACAAGTTCTTGATCTTGAAAAATCAGAAGAAGAAACAACTCTATTCTTTAATCAGTTTATCTGAATTAAAAATATATATATAATAAAAATGTTCTTCATTTTTTTTATTTTATCATATCGTTTTATGGAAAATATTATTATATAAATAATAATATATATAATATGGGCGGAGGAATACTACAATTAGTTGCTTATAGTTCACAGGACTTTTATCTAACTGGAAACCCACAAATTACATACTTTAAAGTTGTTTACAGAAGACATACAAATTTTTCAATGGAATGTATAAAACAAACTATTAACGGAAAAAAAGTTATTGGAAATAATGGAGTCAATAATAAAGGTTCTGTCGTTGTTTCGAGAAATGGTGATTTATTATGCGGTGGTCATGTAAGATGTATTTTAGCTGACAATACTTTTACTGATAATTTTGGTATATGTGGTGATAATATAATTGAAGATGTTGAAATAGAAATTGGAGGTCAAAGGATTGATAAACATTATAAAGAATGGAATCAAATATGGAATGAATTAACTATCCCGGAATCAAAAGCAGCTGGATTCAAATATATGTCTGGTTCTTTTAGTAATAGTGTTGTTAAAACACAAACAAAACAAAGTGTTATTACATATCCATTAAACTTCTGGTTTTGTAGAAATAAAGGTTTATCTTTACCAATAATAGCACTACAATTCCATGATATACATATTAAATTTACATGGGGGGATGGAGCATTTAACTATGACAATAATTATGGTATTCAAAATAGTGTTAATCTCCATAGAAAAGAAGGATGGGCCGAAACAGGTGGAAGGAAAGATGATGGTTCAGGACCTTCAGCATTAACATATTCAAACCCTTCTCTTGAAGTTTGGTTAGATTATATATATTTAGATACAGATGAAAGAAGAAGATTTTCACAGGTTTCACATGAATATTTAATCGAACAATTACAAATTCAAAAAGAAAAAGATGCATCAAAAACAATTTTCCCTCTTAATTTAGAACATCCTGTTAAAGAAATAATATGGACAACACCAACATATAAAGTAATAAATTCATCATCATCTATAGATGATAATAAAATACACATTGAATTAAATGGTCATGAAAGATTCTCACCACAGTATAAAGAATATTTCACATTACAACAACCATATGAGCACCATACATCTATACCTAATTATAATATTAAAGAAACTGAAGATCCTGTTTTATTAGCTGAACCAATTTCTTTGTGTTCACAGTTACCTGTAAATAAATCGAATTATATAAAAGTATATAATAATCAAGCAGAAAACATTTCAAGTTTATTAGTAAATACTGATAATATTACATTATTTAAGATAAATATATTGAATTTAAACATTAATGTAAAATATACAGGTGATTATTATGAAAATATATCAGAAGAAATTAAAGAAGGAGATATTATCAATGTTGAAGTAATAAAAAATTATGATAAAATTGTAATGGATTCTGTTGGTAATGGTACTGAAGATTTATTATTTAGAAATACAACTTCATCTCATCTATATGTTACAAAAGTAGAAGTCACATCAACAGTAACAACATTAACATGTAAATTAAAAGGAGTAACTGGGCCTCATTTATCTGGTAAAAAAGGAAAAATACCAGGGATAGTAACTAACCATCGAGGAACAATAAATTCACCACAGACCATTGATTTAGCAAATCCGAATGGTAGTTATTCAGATGAAGGTCCCGATCCATCAACATTAGTTAATTTATATGCTAAAACTCCTAATAAAACACATGATGGTGCAGACAACAAACTGTTAGAAGATAATATTGAAGATATTCAATTATTCATTGGAGAACAATTAATTGTGGAGGTCTTGGAAGAAGGTACTTTAGTTAAAAAAGATATTGGAGTATTTAGAAATTATGGAGAAAACGCATTTAACGGGACAAATGGAGAAACAGAAGAAAATTTTTTATCGAATAGTACTGATGCTACTACAGCTAGAAATAAAGGGATATATATACCACATGAAACTTTTAGTGTGACTATTATTGGTCGTTCTCAAAACCATAAATCCAGATGTTCACAACTTAAAAAAGATATTTATGTTTATTCATTTGCTATCAATCCAGAAGAACATCAACCGTCCGGAACATGTAATTTTTCAAAATTAGACAGTGCTAAATTAATATTATCATCAGCATCCAAGATAAGTAATATCTATGCTGTTAATTATAATATTCTAAGGATTATGTCTGGAATGGGTGGTTTGGCATATGCGAATTAAATAATAATATTTTATATTATTTATTATAAATATGGGAGGAGGATTAATACAATTAGTTTCTTTAGGAATTCAAGATGAATATTTAATAGGTAACCCACAAATAACTTTTTTTAAAACAGTCTATAGAAGACATACTAATTTTGCTATAGAAACAATAGAACAAATCATAGATGGAGTAAAAGATACAGAAACAACAGAAACCGTCGGTGTTGTTAATGTGGCAAGGACAGGGGATTTATTAACCAATGTTTATGTAACATGTGATCAAAGTAGTAATGGTATTAAAGGGAATAAACTTATAAGAGAAGTTGAATTAATTTTAGGAGGAACATTATTAGATAAACATACGAGTGAATGGATGGAAATATATAGTGAATTATATACCCCCGAATCTAAGAGATTAGGATATAAATATATGACAGGTGGATTTGAAAACAATACACAAAGTTTCACTATTGGAGATCAACAAAAAATAATGATACCATTAAGATTCTTTTTCTGTAATGAACATTCACAAGCTTTACCTATAATAGCTTTACAATATCATGATATAACAATGAAATTTAAATGGGGGTATAATGGAGATATAAATAGAAAAACTGGAATAACTGAATCAGTTAGTTGTGAGGTATGGTGTGATTATATATTTTTAGATCAAGATGAAAGAAAACGTTTTGCGGATTCAACACATGAATATTTAATTGAACAATTACAATATCAAGAATATATAAGTTCCAGTAGAACATTTGATTTGAAATTTAATCATCCTGTTAAATGTTTATTCTGGACTGAAGAAGGACTAATTACTAATCAAAAAGCAAACCTTCACTTAAACGGTTCAGATAGATTCTATCAACAATCTAAAGAATATTTTCAATTAAAACAACCATTTGAACATTTTACATCAATTCCAGGGAATAATATTAAAGAACAAGATTTTCCTCAAATTATTAAACCAATACCATTGTCGTATTATTATACTCCTTCTTCTCCATGGACACCAGATTATAATTCAGGTTTTACATGGCCCGTCGCTGATGCTAGACTCGCCGACGAGCCCCAGCCCAACCCTCCGACTTTCCCTAGTACAACTACAGATTCCCCTCGAGTTATTATAGACTCAAGAACATCAAACGACTACACCGAAATAAAATTTGAACATACTGAGGATCTGGGCGAAATATTAGATATTAAAGTCGGTGATATTATTTTAACATCGATTTCAGTTAAAGATCCGGATGCCGAAGGAACTGATTTAGGTCAAAAATCAATAACATTTACTACTCAAATAGACACTATAACAGGTAACGATCTAGACCCTACGACTGCTACAGTAATAAAAATAAAGCCTAATAATAAGATAACGATAGAGACTACCGATAAATATGTCGCATCTATTGATGTAATTGCCCGTCACAATAATACTCTATCAAGGTGTTCAGATTTAAAGAAAAATATTAATTGTTACTCATTTGCTTTAAATCCAGAAGATCATCAACCCTCAGGAACATGTAATTTCTCAAAAATAGATGATATTAAACTTGTATTTAATGATATAGTATATGCAACCCCACCTCCCGATGGTAAACCTCTTACGGTGTATGCTTTAAATTATAATGTTTTAAGGATAAAAAATGGAATGGGTGGTTTAGCATATTCAAATTAATTAATTGCGTTTTCTGAAATTTTTTTCTAAGTATATTGTATAAAAAACAATGGGAGGAGGATTAATGCAACTTGTCGCTTATGGTGCTCAGGATATCTACCTTACGGGTAACCCTCAAATTACTTTCTTTAAAGTTGTCTACCGCAGACACACTAACTTCTCGATGGAATCCATCGAACAAACCTGGAACGGAACTGTTGCCGGTGGAAACCGTGTAACTGCCACTGTTTCCAGAAACGGTGATCTCGTTCACAGAATGTACTTAGAACAAACAATAACGGATGATACGGCATTATTAGCTAATCATGGAAATGGCCTTGTCGATGATGTTGAACTTGAAATTGGTGGTCAAAGAATTGACAAACACACCGGACACTGGATGGAAACCTGGGCAGAATTAACGGAGCCTAATCCAACCGGTTCAAGTGTCGCTGCCGATACTGTTGCTGCGGCCGGTGGAGCAACTAAATATCAACTTATGGCTCGTGCTGGTGGATGTCCCCTCATCTCAACCGTCGGCTCCGGACCCGGAACGTACTTTGTACCCCTTCAATTTTGGTTCTGCAGAAATCCAGGTCTCGCATTACCCCTTATTGCGCTTCAGTACCATGAAGTTAAAGTAGTCCTTACTCTCGGGGCGACTAACGCTCTCGCGGGCGGCACGGCCCTCAAATTATATGCTGACTACATCTACCTTGACACTGATGAAAGACGTAGATTTGCTCAAGTTTCCCACGAATACTTGATTGAACAAGTTCAAGAACAATCTCTTCCCGGTTCATCCCAAGACGATGTTGTCCTTAACTTCAATCACCCTGTTAAAGAATTAATCTTTTCCGCAGGATCTACCGCTGCTAACGTCGGGGTGAGCGGCATTGCTGGAGGAAACTGGGGTCTTAAACTTAATGGTCACGAACGTTTCTCTTCCCGCGATTATAGATACTTCACACGTGCTCAAGTATGGCAACACCACACTGGATATGGCTCTGTCCTTGCGGCGGATGGTATTGGTGTATACTCGTTTGCCCTTAAACCAGAAGAACACCAACCCTCGGGAACTTGTAACTTCTCTCGCATTGACAATGCTGTTATTACAAACAGCGCCTCGAGGACTGCCGGAGTTTGCTACGCCGTCAACTACAATGTCCTCCGCATCATGAGTGGTATGGGTGGTCTTGCGTACTCTAACTAAATAATTATTATTATTATTATTATTATTATTCTTTTTTAAGTAAACTATTATCTTTTATTAAATTTTTTTCATAAAATAAAGAAAATAAAAATAATTTTCTTATTTTTTTTTCTAAGTATATTGTATAAAAAACAATGGGAGGAGGATTAATGCAACTTGTCGCTTATGGAGCTCAGGATATCTACCTTACGGGTAATCCCCAAATTACTTTCTTTAAAGTTGTCTACCGCAGACACACTAACTTCTCGATGGAAGCCATCGAACAAACCTTTAACGGAACTGTTGCCGGTGGAAACCGTGTAACTGCCACTATTTCCAGAAATGGTGATCTCGTTCATAGAATGTACTTACAACATAATATCGCCGCGTCCGCGACGGCAGTAGTAAATCAGGGTAATGCCCTTGTCGATGATGTTGAACTTGAAATTGGTGGTCAAAGAATTGACAAACACACTGGACACTGGATGGAAACATGGGCCGAATTAACTGAACCTAACCCCACTGGAATAAAGGTCGCCTCTAGCGCCGATCCTGCAGCTGGAACGGCAACTAAATACCAACTTATGGCTCGTGCTGGAGGAGTTGCGGGTCCTAGGACCACCGGCGCCGCGCATATGGTCTTTGTTCCACTTCAATTTTGGTTCTGCAGAAATCCAGGTCTCGCATTACCCCTTATTGCTCTCCAGTACCATGAAGTTAAAGTACTCCTTACATTTGGTGCGGCAGGCACTCTCGCAGGCTCCACGGACGTTAAATTATATGCTGACTACATCTACCTTGACACCGATGAAAGACGTAGATTTGCTCAAGTTTCTCACGAATACTTGATTGAACAAGTTCAAGAACAATCTCTTCCTGCTGACGACAAGGATGTTGTCCTTAACTTCAATCACCCTGTTAAAGAATTAATCTTTTCATCTGGAACAACTCCTGCTATCACCCAAGCTATTGATGGTGGAAACTGGGGTCTTAAACTTAATGGGCACGAAAGATTTAGTCCGCGTGATATGAAATACTTTACTCGTGCTCAAGTATGGCAACACCACACCGGATACGGAGGTGTCACTGTAGGTGATTCAATTGGAGTTTACTCGTTTGCCCTTAAACCAGAAGAACACCAACCCTCGGGAACTTGTAACTTCTCTCGCATTGACAATGCTGTTATTACAAACAGCGACGCCCGCAAGGTCGGTGTTTGCTACGCCGTCAATTACAATGTCCTCCGCATCATGAGCGGTATGGGTGGTCTTGCGTACTCTAACTAAATTATTATTATTATTATTATTATTATTCTTTTTTAAGTAAACTATTAATTATCGTTTATTAAGTTTTTTCATTAAAAAATAAAAAATCTTATTTTTTTTTCTAAGTATATTGTATAAAAAACAATGGGAGGAGGATTAATGCAACTTGTCGCTTATGGAGCTCAGGATATTTACCTTACGGGTAATCCCCAAATTACTTTCTTTAAAGTTGTCTACCGCAGACACACTAACTTCTCGATGGAAGCCATCGAACAAACCTTTAACGGAACTGAAGGATTTGGTCAATCTGTTACTGCGACGATCTCAAGAAACGGTGATCTCGTTCACAGAATGTACTTAGAACACACCGTAGATTTAGCCGGCCCAAACGAAGCAGGTGCTATCGCTATATTAGGCAACTACGGTAATCGCTTGATGAAAGATGTTGAACTTGAAATTGGTGGTCAAAGAATTGATAGACATTATGGACACTGGATGTCGGTATGGTCTCAATTATCGGAAGATAATCCAACTGGAAAAAGTGGAACCCTTTTTAATAAGATGAGTGGTAATGGAAATAGTGTTGCTGTTGGCACCGACGCCACCACCATGACTTCTTCTTCAGAAAAAGGCGCATGGACGACTGCTCCTTCTGATGCTGGGAAAGATACTGCTGCGGCGCATCTTTTTATCCCACTACAATTTTGGTTTTGCAGAAATCCGGGTCTTGCTCTACCTCTTATCGCCCTTCAATACCACGAAGTTAAAGTAAAGGTTACATTTGAACAATTGATAAATTTAGCTCGCGAAGGTGCAGGTAATGATTACACAACGATGGCGACGGCCCCAGACATCACCTCATCGAGCTTTAAATTATTTGCTGACTACATCTATCTAGATACTGATGAAAGACGTAGATTTGCTCAAGTTTCGCACGAATACTTAATTGAACAAGTTCAGCATGCTGCTTACAGTTCTGGGGGAACAATGACTCTTAACTTTAACCACCCTGTTAAAGAATTAGTTTGGAGTGTTCAAACGACCGTTCCGACTACCGACATGACGGGCGCCGCCTCCGGCGACGCGGATGCGAAATGCGCCGCTGTTGAAACTATCTTAGATACACCAATCACCCCGGCTAAGACATGGATCCTTAAATTAAATGGACATGAACGTTTCTCAGAAAGAGACACTCAATACTTCACGCGTGCTCAAGTTTGGCAACACCACACAGGGGGGTCTGTAGGGACTGCCGACAAAATTGGAGTTTACTCTTTCGCCCTTAAACCAGAAGAACATCAACCATCTGGAACATGTAATTTCTCTCGTATTGATAATGCCCAACTTGTTACAACCGCCGCTCAAGACTACCATGTATATGCTGTTAATTATAATGTCCTTCGCATTATGAGTGGTATGGGTGGTCTTGCCTACTCGAATTAAAGTATTATTTATACTAAAATTAAAAAGATTATAATTAAAAAAGTTATATTTAAATTTATTCTAATATGTTTTTCATTTCTTCACTATTAATTTTTCTTAAAGAAAAATTAATAAAACCATTAACTACTAATTCCAATTTGTTGTTTTCTATTTCTTTTTTAGAATTTAAATGATAATTATTTATATTTCTTAATTTACTGACAACTTCATTATTTGTTTCGCCAGAAAACCATAATTTCATAATTTCAAGTAATTTATTAAGTGTTTCATTGTTTTCTTTCTTAACTTTATTATTCTCTAGAGTTTCATAAAATGTACTCCTTGATATATTTCCTGAAAGCCAATTTGATAAACAATCTTTAAGTAAATCTACAGAATATTGTTTTCCAATATCGGGATTTGTTTCTTCTTCAACAGGCCCAGGCTCTTCAACCTGCTCAGGTTCTTCAACTGGTTCTGCTTCAGGCTCTTCAACTGGCTCAGGCTCTTCAACTGGTTCAGGCTCTTCAACTGGGGATGGTTCAGGTTCTTCAACGGGTTCCGGCTCTTCAACGGGCTCAGGCTCTTCAACTGGCTCAGGCTCTTCAACCGGTTCAGGCTCTTCAACTGGCTCAGGCTCTTCAACGGGAGCTGGCTCAGGTTCTTCAACAGGGTCAGGTTCTTCAACCGGTTCAGGCTCTTCAACGGGCTCTGCTTCAGGCTCTCCAACCTCATTAACTTCCATACTAACATTTTCTTCTGCCATTTTATATTAATACATATAAAATTATTTAACTATAAATACTTAAATTTGATTATGGGTTCAGAAACTAATTTATAAATAATTGTTTAAAGAAAAAAGAAATAATATTATATAATCATAATGAGTAAAGGTTTTACTAATTTAGGAAATACATGCTATATGAATTCGGCATTACAATGTATATGTCATTTAGAAGAATTATCATATCAAAATGATAATTTCACACTTGATTGTACTAAGAAATCACCTCGAAACGATTATAATTTAATGTCCGAATTAATGAAACTTCAAAAAGAAATATGGAAAGATAATAAAGAAGGTGTTGTATCCACAAGAAACATACTTATTGAATTTATCAAAAGATGTCAAAAAGAAAAATTATATTTTGAATCTTTTAATCAAAATGACTGTCAAGATTTTCTAAATAAACTTATTGATCTTTTACATGGCTCAATTAAAAGAAAAGTAAATATCGTTATTAAAGGAGAACCAAAAACTAATTATGATAACCTTAAAATAAAAGGTATTAATGAATGGAAATCTTTTTTTGAAAGTAATTATTCGTATATCATTAAAACATTTTATTCACAACTTTTATCAATTACGTCTTGTCCCGAATGTGACTACATTACAACCAATCATGAACCAATTATGACAATCACATTAACATTAGAAGATAACTATAATGATCTCTATGATTGCTTAGATGAATTTGTAAAACAGAATGTCCTGGATATGGATAATACATGGAAGTGTGATAAATGTGGTGAAAAGGTATGTCCCCAAAAGAAAATAAATTTTTGGGATTTATCTCCTGTAATAATTATACTTATTAAACAATTCAGATTAAATAGAAAGATAAATAAACATATCGAATTTCCAGAATATCTTAATATGAAAAAATATTGTG